TGCGTTCGATATTTTTACTTGTGGAGCGAAAAATCCACGTAGTGTTGCTTGGTGGGTGCTTGAATACTTTGATAGTGATGATTATGTGATGAAAGATTATGCGAGATAGGGTATAAATAAATCTAAAAGATTAAATAATGGCGATTCAACGCAAATCAAGGGCATTTAAAGATATTAGTCTATCGTTTACACCACATCCAGTGACGAAAGACCTTCCTGTGCTTACAAATGAGCGAGCAATCGTAAGATCAGTGAGAAATTTGGTCGAAACAATACCTACAGAAAGATTTTTTGACTCTCTTATAGGTACAAACATCAGAGAATCATTATTTGAGAACTTTTCTCGATCAACTGTAATGTTGATTGAAGATCAAGTTCGTGAAACTTGTACTCAGTTTGAACCAAGAGTTAATAATGTTGGTGTTGTTGTATTCGCTAATCCAGATGATAATAATTTTAACGTGACAGTTAACTTTGATATTGTTGGGTTGGAGACACCTCCACAATCTTTTACCTTTTTATTAGAACCAACGAGATAATATGCCCTTTACACAGTTTACAAGTTTAGACTTTGAGCAAATCAAAGTACAAATAAAAGATTTTTTACGTTCAAACTCAAATTTTACTGATTTTGATTTTGAAGGATCTAATTTTTCTGTAATTATTGATACTTTAGCATATAACACATATATTAATGCGTTTAACGCAAACTTATTAGCAAATGAATCATTTTTAGACTCTGCAACTATTCGAGAGAATGTAGTATCATTAGCAAGGAATATAGGATATGTACCCCGTTCAAAAACTGCTGCAACAGCAACTGTAAGAATAGGTGATATAAATGTTGGCACCACAAACGATTCGACGACTAAGTTTCTTACTCTTCGTGCGGGACTTGTATGTGTAGGTGCATCAGAAAATACAACTTACCGTTTTTCATTACCAGATAATATAACATCAACTAGAGTCAGAGACATTGGTGGAACATCTTTTGCTCAATTTGATGAACCAATTACAATTCACGAAGGCACTTATCTTACAAGAACATATAGAGCAAGTACATCAGTAGATCAAAGATTTATTATTGATAGTCCTGGTATTGATAGTTCAACATTAAGAGTATTTGTTTCAGGTCCAAATGATACATCTATAGGTCGTCAATATAAAATGATTGATAATATCTTAAATATTGATAAAGACTCTGAAATATTCCTTGCTCAAGAAGTTCAAGATGAAAAATATGAGATAATGTTTGGTGATGGACTATTTGGACGTAAGTTAGAAAATAATTCAATAATAACTGCAAGGTATATTGTTTCAGATGGTGAGGCTGGTAATGGAGCATCTAATTTTAGTTTCCAAGGCACTCTTACAAAGAGTGATGGGACTATCTTTACACCATCTGATAGTGTAGCCGTAACTACCGTGCAAAACGCTTCTAATGGTGCTGAAGTTGAAGATGTGTCTTCTATTAAGTACTTTGCTCCAAGACTTTACTCAGCACAATATAGAGCAGTTACACCTAGAGATTATGAAGCAATAATTGGCACAATTTTTCCTCAAACTGAGTCAGTTGCAGTTGTTGGTGGAGAGGAGTTAGATCCACCACAATTTGGTAAAGTTCAAATAAGTATCAAACCAAAGAATGGTACTTTTGTATCTGATTTTGATAAATCACAAATAAAAAATAGATTAAAGAACTACTCTATTGCTGGTATAAATTCAGAGATAGTTGATTTGAAGATACTATATGTGGAGATAGATTCAAATGTATACTATAACTCTGCACAAGTAAGTTCATCAGATAACTTAAGAACATCGATAATTGCTGGATTGAATGATTATGCAAATAATGTTGAGATTAATAAGTTTGGAGGTAGGTTCAAATACAGTAAAGTTAATACTCTGATTGATCGTATTGATAATGGTATTACATCTAATATTACAAAAGTCATAATTAGAAGGGATTTAAAAGCATTATTGAATCAGTTTGCACAATATGAACTTTGCTTTGGTAATCGTTTCAATATTAATCCTGCTGGATATAATATTAAGAGCACAGGGTTTACAATTCAAGGATTTACTGACACTGCATATATTACCGATGTTCCAAATAAAAATATATCTGGTAATTTAGATGGTAGTCATATGGGTACTTTATCAGTAGTCACAAAGAATAATCGTAATGAACAAAGAGTTGTTGTAAAAGATGCTGGTGTTGTTGATTATAAAAAAGGTGAAGTAATTTTGAATACTATTAATATTACTTCAACAGTGAATGAAAACAATATAATTGAGGTGCAAGCGTTCCCAGAATCAAACGATGTAGTAGGTTTAAAGGATTTATATCTTAGTTTTGATGTATCAAAGAGTACAATAAATACAATTAAGGATGTAATTGCTTCAGGTGAAGATGTTTCAGGTGTTGTATTCCAAAGAGATTATTATACATCAAGTTACTCTAATGGAGATTTAGAGAGGAAATAATTTATGCCACACATTGACAAAAGAATACAAGTCAATACAATTATTGAAAATCAGTTACCAGAGTTTGTGGTATCTGATTTTCCTAATGCAATAGAATTTTTTAAGCAATATTATATTTCTCAAGAATTTCAAGGTGGAGCAAGTGATATTATCAATAATTTTGATCACTATCTTAAAGTTGATAATCTAGTTCCTGAAGTTGTAGTTGGTCTTACAACAATAACAGCGGATGTAAGTTCCTCTGACACTACAATTACAGTACCAAGCACAAAGGGTTTTCCTTCGGAGTATGGATTACTTAAAATAAATGATGAAATTATATCTTATACAGGTATAACAACCAATACATTTACAGGTTGTATTCGTGGATTTAGTGGAATATCTGGTTATAATGTTGGTATATCATCTTCATTATTAGAAATCAATCGTGAAAGTCTAGAATTTAATCAAACAGTTGCAGGTACACACGAGACTGGAGATACTATAACAAACTTATCTGTTCTGTTCATACAAGAGTTCTTCAAAAAAATGAAGAAAACATTCTTACCTGGTTTAGAAGATAATGAATTATCCGAAAAACTAGATGTAGGTAACTTTGTTAAGTTTGCTAGATCATTCTATCAATCAAAAGGTGTTGAAGAATCTGTAAGAATTTTATTTAAAGTATTATATGGTGTAGAATCTAGAATACTTGATCTTGAAGGAAATTTAATAAAACCATCTGATGCTGAATTCATACGTAGAGAAGTCATTGTTGCGGATTTAATTACACCAACAGGAGAACCACAAAACTTAACTGGTCAAACTATTTTTAAATCAACTGACGTAGCAACAAATGCATCAGTCTCAGAGGTCGAAATATTAAAAAGAGAGGGTAAAGATTTTTATAAAATTGCCTTATTTGTTGGATTTAGTGATAGAGATCTAATTGAAGGTGTATTTACAGTACCAGGTAAAACAAAAGTAGTCGGAGGAGCATCAGCAGGTGCATCAATAATAGATGTAGATTCTACTGTAGGTTTTGGAACCACGGGAACAATTATAAGTGGGTCTAATTCACATATAGATTATACATCTAAATCTCTAAATCAGTTCTATGGTTGCACTGGAGTTGGTGTAGGTATAGGAACAGCAGAGGATCTAAGAGCAGATGAAACTATATTTGGTTATGAAAATGGTGATTTAACAAAAAGAGTTGATTTAAGAATAACAGGAGTATTATCTGAGTTGGTTCCAATTACAGATATAACTCTAATTAATGAACAAGAAAATTTATTCGTTAAGAATATAGGTGAAAAAGTAGAAAATGATAGTAAAAATTATAAACAAATATTTGCTAACTCTTGGATATACAATACTGGATCAAGATTTGAAGTTGAAATTAGTGGTTCAACATTTAAATTTAAAACATTAATCGACAAATCCTCACTAAAAGTTGGTGATAGATTTGAAATACTTAAAAGAAATCAACAATCCGTAGTTGGTGGTGGTACAGTTGGTAGCATTGATGTTACTTTAAATCAAGTAAACGCAACAAACATCGCTGGTTTTACACAAGATCCAAATCAGTTGTATGATATTCGCAGAGTTATAGAAAAAGTTTCAAGTTCAGGAGTTGCTTTAGCAAAAGGTAATGATAAAATTGTAGCAGATACTTTAAATGTTTATGTTGATGGTAATGTTGATGGTTATTCAGCATCAAACTCTTTACCAAGTTATAATATTACTTCTAATATAATTGAAGAAACTTTAGTTGGTGGAACTGCTGCAGGTTTAGATGGATTTAGTAGTCTTAATGAAAAATATAGTTTTATTAATTTTCCTCTTTCAAGGAATATAAAATTTATTCAAGGTGATGAAATTGTTTATCAACCAGAGGGTGACGGATTTATTGGATTGGATACTGGTAGAACATACTTTGTAGATCCAGTGATACCTGATGATCCAAATCAAGATATAACAAAGATAAGAATATTTAATTCAAATTCACAGATAGGAACAGCAAGCACCGTTCAAGTTGGTCCCACTACATCAACTACTGACATACACAGGTTTGTTTTAAAAAGACATAGCACCAGAGTATTAGACTCAGATAAAATTTTAAGAAAATTTCCTCTTTCTCAAAACTTATTTGTACCATCACAACAAGATGTTCCAACAAATGATATTGGAATGTTAATTAATGGTGTACAGATACGTTCGCCAATTTCTGATAATCAAATATATTTTGGATCTCTAGAGTCAATTGACTTGTTAAACTCTGGTAGAGACTATGATGTTCTAAAACCACCAATTATTGGAATTGAAACTAGCACAGGTGTTGGTGCAGCAGCTGAACCAATTGTTCGTGGAACTGTAAAAGATGTGTTTGTAGACCCACAACCATTTGATATTGACGCAGTAACGAGTATATCTTTAACAGGTGGTAATGGAAGTGGTTGTGTACTAGAGCCAATACTAGGAACAAGAAATAGGGAATTAGAATTTGACAGTAGAGATGTGTTTTTTAATGGTGGTGTTGATATTGTTAATGAAACAATCACATTTAAAACAAATCATAATTTAGTTGATGGGCAATTAATTTACTATAGTGCAAATAACAATGCTCCTATAGGTATTGGTACAGCATATGACTTAGAAAATAAAATTACTGATACTCTCTCTGATGGTGCTCCTTACTATGTAAGAACTGTTAATCCATCTACAGTAAGAATTTTTAATACACCAACAGATGCTACATTCGGTACTACTGGTATCAACACTGTTGGTTTATCTACAGATACAGCAGCAAGTGGTATTCATAAATTCAGCACAGAGAATAGAAATACTCTAGTTGCAGTAAAAGTTTTAGAGGAGGGTTCTGGATATACTCACCGTAAATTAAGAGTTAAACCTATTGGTATATCAACAACATTAAATGTAGTTACATTTAATAATCACGGTTTCCAAAGTGGGGAGATTATTGAATATAGTGCAGAAACATCTGTTATACAAGGTTTGACAACTACATCATCATATTATGTTAAAAAATTAACAAATGATACATTCCAATTAGCAGATGCTGGTATAGGTGCTACTTCAATTGCTGACTATAACAGAGGTAAATATGTTGATTTTAAATCAAGTGGAGAAGGATTCCAAATATTTGAATATCCAGAAATCAAAGTAAATATTAGTGTCTCATATGGTTCAACTGTTACTGGTGATATTACAATCACACCAGTAGTAACAGGTGAGTTGATTGGTGCATATTTGTATGAGGAAGGTACAAATTACGGTTCAACAATTTTAGATAAAGAGGTTATTCCTAAAGTTTCAATTGAGAATGGTAGATTTGCTGAGTTTAAACCTATCGTTGTTGGTGGTAGAATTACAGATGTTGCAGTCGTCAATAGAGGAAGAGAGTATAATTCAAGTCCCGATGTTAGAGTTATATCAACAGGTCAAGGTGCAGGTGCTGTTGTACGTCCAATTGTTGAGAATGGATTTGTAATTGATGCTATAGTAACAAATCCAGGTATCGGTTATGATTCAAATACAACAGAAGTCAGAGCATTTCCAAGAGGTAGTAATGGTAAATTCTCTGCAAGAGTTAGAAGCCTTACTTTAAATAATGCGAGTAGATTTGGTGATACTCAATTAACAGAGAAAGTTGACTCTCTTAAGTTCAGTGTTTTAGGATATTCTCAAGAGATTGCAAATACATTTGAAAATACATTTTCAATTAATTCAAATGGTGAATTTAATCAGATTACTGGACATTCACCAATTATTGGTTGGGCATATGATGGAAATCCAATCTACGGTCCTTTTGGATATTCTGAACCCGATAATATTAACTCAGAATTAAAAATAATTAAATCATCTTATAAAACAGATATAACTCGTGTTGTTAACAGACCAACTGGTTATGCACCAGGTTTCTTTGTAGAAGACCATGTATTTGATGGTTCAGGAGACCTTGATATTCATAATGGTCGATTTACTAAGACTCCTGAGTTTCCTAATGGAATATATGCATATTTTACTTCAGTAGGATTAGGAACTCAAACTAACAAACTTGAGGGAGTTTATCCCTATTTCATAGGTAATACTTATAGATCACCATTTATAACTGAAAACCAAATATTAGATCATGACTTTAACTTTAATAATTCACAATTAAGAAGAAATACAAAACCATATAATGTAGATGAAAAATTTGCTGGAAATGATTTTGTTGTTGAATCCTATGAAAAGATAAGACAATTATCAGTCATAGAATCAGTTACCAAAGGTGATGTAGATTCTATTACTATTCTAAATGGTGGACAAGATTATAAGATAGGAGACTTGACTGACTTTGATGATGAGGAAACAAA